GTGTTCTATAACGAGGAAGAGAAGGACGCGGCGCAGATTATTCTGCTCGATGCGTTCAAGGACAGGATGGCGTTCCCAGAACTCAAGCAGATTGCGCTCAAACACTACAAAGAGTGGGAACCAGACGCGTTCATCGTGGAGAAAAAGGCCGCTGGCGCACCGCTGATCCAAGAACTTCGGGCCATGGACATCCCCGTGCAGGAAACAAACCCTAGCCGTGGCAACGACAAGATGGTACGATTAAACGCAGTGTCTGACTTGTTTGCTTCCGGCATGGTGTGGGCTCCCGATACTAGGTGGGCACGGGAAGTGATCGAAGAGATGGCGGCTTTCCCAGTTGGAGAGCATGACGACTTCGTGGATACAACGACACAGGCGCTGCTGCGCTTCAGGCAAGGCGGCTTTATCAGTTTGGACACGGACGCGAAGGATGACATTCAATACTTCCGCCGTAAGAAGTACGAATACTACTAGGAATACACATGGCAACGAACATCGACAAAGCGCTGTACCAGCAACCAACTGGCATCGAAGAGCTGGCGCAGGACGAATCCCCCTTGGAGATCGAGATCGTTGATCCCGAAGAAGTCAACATTGGTATTGATGGGATGGAAATCCAGATCAAGCCCAGTAAAGACGAAGAAGAAGAAGGCTTCGGTGACAACCTTGCCGAGTACATGGACGACGGCGCTTTGCAGTCTCTGGCTGGCGACTTGGTGTCTGATATTGACAACGACAAGGGCTCACGCAAAGAGTGGGAGAAGACTTACGTTGATGGTCTGAAGCTCTTGGGTCTGCAGATTGAAGAGCGCACCGAGCCATGGCAAGGCGCTTGCGGGGTGTTCCACCCAATGATTACAGAAGCCGTGGTGCGCTTCCAAGCTGAGACGATTACCGAGACATTCCCAGCCCAAGGCCCCGTGCGTACCAAGATCATTGGTAAAGAAACGCCAGAGATTAAAGAGAAGGCGGCCAACGTTGAAGATGACATGAACTATGAGCTGACGGAAGCCATGACAGAGTACCGCTCTGAGCATGAGCGCATGCTCTGGTCACTGCCAGCCACAGGCTCTGCGTTCAAGAAGGTGTACTACGACCCGTCGCTTGGCCGTCAGGTGTCGATGTTCATCCCCGCAGAAGACATGCTCCTGCCCTATGGCGCAACCGACTTGGACATTTGCCACCGCGTCACGCACGTCATGCGCAAGACCAAGAACGAGATCGTCAAGCTCCAGCAAGCTGGGTTTTATTTGGACATTGAGCTGCCTGACGCGCCCAAAGACCGCACTGACATTCAGAAAGCCAAGGACAAAGAGACTGGCTTTAACGACCTGAACGATGACCGCTACACCATCTATGAGTGCCACGTTGACTTGAACCTTGAAGGGTATGAGGACGTGGACGACGAAGGTGAAGAGACCGGCATCATGTTGCCATACGTTGTAACCATCATTAAAGGCACAAATGACATTCTGTCCATACGCCGCAACTGGAATGAAGACGACGATCTTCGACTCAAACGCCAGCATTTTGTCCACTACCAGTACATCCCCGGTTTTGGAGCATATGGTTTTGGCCTCTTCCATCTCATCGGCGGTTTTGCCAAGTCGGCCACTAGCCTTATGCGTCAATTGGTTGACGCAGGAACGCTATCTAATCTTCCGGGCGGTCTCAAATCCAGAGGCCTTCGGATTAAAGGTGATGACACGCCCATTGCCCCGGGTGAGTGGCGCGACGTCGACGTAGCGTCTGGCAACATCAGGGACAGCATCCTGCCCCTGCCGTACAAAGAGCCAAGTCAAACCCTGTACAACCTGTTGCAGAACATCGTTGACGAAGGCCGCCGGTTTGCAGCTACTGCGGACATGAAGGTCTCTGACATGAGCGCTAATGCGCCTGTCGGTACAACGCTGGCTTTGCTTGAGCGCCAGCTCAAGGTCATGACTGCTGTTCAGGCTCGTGTGCACTTTGCCTTGAAGCAAGAGCTAAAACTCTTGAAGAACATCATTCGGGACTACACAGACCCAAGCTACACGTACGATCCAGCGTACGGCACGCGTAAAGCGAAGAAGGCCGACTACGACTTGGTGGACGTAATCCCCGTGTCAGATCCCAACGCTGCGACCATGTCTCAGCGCGTTGTCCAGTACCAAGCAGTCATTCAGATGGCGCAAATGGCGCCGGACATTTACAACTTGCCAGAGTTGCATCGCGGCATGCTCAATGTCTTGGGCATCAAGAACGCGGAAAAGCTGGTGCCGATCGAAGACGACATGCGTCCTATCGACCCCGTGCAAGAGAATCAGAACGTTCTCAAAGGCAAGCCCGTCAAGGCGTTCCTGCACCAAGATCACCAGTCGCACATTCAGGTGCACATGATGCTCTTGCAAGACCCAATGATCCAGCAGTACATTGGTCAGAACCCACAGGCGCAGAAGATCATTGGCGGTATCACAGCCCACATCGCAGAGCACGTAGGCTTCAAGATGCGCCAGCAGATCGAACAGCAGTTGGGCATGCCCCTGCCTCCCGAAGACGACAAGTTGCCACCACAGGTTGAGATTGCCCTGTCGAGCATGATGGCTCAAGCGGCTAATCAGGTGCTCCAGCAGAACCAAGCTCAGGCTGCCCAACAACAAGCTCAGCAACAAGCCCAAGACCCCGTCTTGCAGTTACAGATGCAAGAGCTTCAGATCAAGCAACAAGAGCTTCAGCTCAAAGCGCAAAAGCTGGCTATTGACGCCGCTATTGCTGCAGATAAGCAAGAGTTGGAAGAGCAAAAAGTCAGTGGTCAACTGGAGCTTGACGCCCTGCGCGTTGGTGCACAGATCAACGAGAGCAAGAGCAAGCAACAGTTTGAACAAGAACGTGCCGGCGTCCAGATGGGCGCTGACATCGCAAAGAGTAAAGCCCAGATGGATTTACAAGCGCGAACTGCTGCGCTCCAACATAGCAGCAAAAAGGGAACACCTAAAAAATGATCCAAGACTTCGCACACGTATTGCGCGACAAATTACGTACTGACATGAACAACTACGCTGACGACTTGGCTGGTGGTGCGTGTCGTTCCTTTGAGGAATACCAAAAACTCTGCGGGATTATTTCAGGTCTAGCTCTCGCAGAGCGTTATTTACTTGACCTGCTACAGAAAGTCGAAGATGCAGCCAACAACTGAATCTGGTTTAATCTTGCCCCCGGGCATTAGCTTGCCCAAACACATTCAACAGGTTGACAAACCCGAAGAAGGTGCTGATGAAGAAACTAAAGCAGGTGCGCTGCCAACCCCCACGGGCTGGAAGTTACTCTGCATTGTGCCCGAGGTCGATGCAAAGATCGCTGGCACATCACTGGATCTCGTGAGAGATACCGCCACACTGCGCCAAGAAGAGCACGCCACCACGGTGTTGTTTGTATTGCGCGTGGGCCCCGACGCGTACAAAGACCCTGCCAAGTTCCCCAACGGAGCGTGGTGCAAACAGGGCGATTTCGTACTCGTTCGTACTTACTCTGGCACAAGATTCAAAATCTTTGGCAAAGAGTTCCGTCTCATCAACGATGACCAAGTTGATGCTGTTGTGCAAGACCCTCGCGGCCTGACCCGCGCTTGAAAGGAAAAATATGCCCGATCAATACAAGTTCCCTGACGAAATCGAAGATAAAAAGACAGGCGATGTCGATTTTGAAATCGAAGGCGAAGGTGAAGTAGACATCGAAATCGAAGACGACACACCTGAGCGTGACAGAGGCCGCAAGCCCCTAGAGCGCGAAGTTGCTGACCCGACTGACGAAGAAATCGAGTCTTATTCAGACAAAGTCAAAGGACGCATTAAAGAGCTGACACACGCCCGTCACGACGAGCGCCGTATCAAAGAAGCCACGATGCGTGAGAAACAAGAGCTGGAGCGTCTTGCACAGCAGTTGATTGAGGAGAACAAACGCCTCAAGCAAAACGTTTACACAGGACAAGAAGCGATCATTGAAGGTGCGAAGTCTAAAGCCGAGTCTGAACTCGCTATGGCACGTCGCAAACTCAAGGAAGCCCAAGAGTCCTTTGATACTGACGCCATCATTGAAGCTCAAGAAGCTGTGATGGACGCTAAAATTAGGTTTGAACAAACAAAGAATTTTCGACCAACCCCTTTACAGGAAGAAAATTTTGCGGTACAAACGCCACAAGCCCAACCTGCAAGGGTTGAGCCCGACGAAAAAACTCTGCGCTGGCAGGCAAAAAACCAGTGGTTCGGGCAACAAGGGTTTGAGGAATACACCAGCTACGCACTAGGGCTGCACCAAAAGCTAGTCACAAACGGAGTGGACCCCCGCTCTGCTGAATACTTCGAGCAAATTGACGCTCGCATGAAGTCAACGTTCCCTGATCTTTTTGGTCAAAGCGGAGACAAGCCAAGGTCTGGTGAGGTTCAAAAGCGACCTACAACAGTGGTGGCCTCTGTGTCTCGTTCTACGAGCGCAGGAAAAATCAAGCTAACGACAACGCAGGTTGCGTTGGCGAAGAAATTAGGTTTAACCCCGCAGCAATACGCTGCACAAGTAGCGAAATTGGAGAACTGAAATGGCTGAAACTATTGACCGTAAAAATCGTGATCTGACGACACGCGAAAAATCTGTCCGTGCTGTATACGTACCGCCGACAAACTTGCCTGATCCAACGCCTGAACCCGGGTATGTGTATCGCTGGGTAGCGACTCACGTTATGGGCCAAGCGGAAGTGACCAACGTATCGCGCAAAATGCGTGAAGGTTGGGAGCCGGTGAAGGCAGAAGACCATCCGGAATTGATGATGGTGGGGAACGAAAAGACTGGGAACGTGGAAATTGGTGGCCTCATGCTTTGCAAGATGGCAGCCGAGAAAGCCAGAGCCCGGGATGAGTACTACAACCAGCAAGCTCAAAACCAGATGGAATCAGTTGACAACAACTTCATGCGACAAAATGATCCACGTATGCCGCTGTTTGCCGAACGCAAGTCGACAACAACGCGTGGTGGATTTGGTTCTGGTTCTAAATAAACTTAGGAGTCCTTAAATGGCATCTACCGCTTCTCCCTACGGCCTTCGTGCCGTGAATGAGTTGGGCGGCCTACCATACGCTGGTAGCACCCGTACCTTCTTGATCGACCCCGCTGGTTACAACACGAACATTTTCAATGGTTCGATCGTTGCTTTGAACACCAACGGCTACCTCAACATCGTCACCACAAATGGCGATAACAG